GGCGGTGGCCAGCAACTTGGCACGTTCTGAAGGATCATCCCCATCCCCCACCTGCTGCAATCGCATCAGGATATCCATCATCTCCGTCTGGATCAGCGCCATCAGCCCCGCAGAACGATCATCGGCATCGTCCCCGGCCTCACGGGCCATCAGCCGTGCCGCTTCGGTGGCCGCACGCACCCGTGCCAACTGCTGCTCCATCTTGTAGCCAAAGCGCTGCAGTGACGCACGGGTGATGAGATAGCCCTTATCACGCAGCAAGGCTTCCAGATCGGCGTAGCCAGTGAAGTTGTTTTCCGTCAAGGCCCGCTCCAGCCAGCGGCGCACTTCTTGCGGCAAGATATCGATACTGCTGCGACGTCCCATAATCATTCGCTCCAGTATTTGGTCGGACGGGCAATGCCAGGGCCGCACTCCACGGTGTATTCCACCAGGTCGACACCCAGACGGGTCAGGTCGGCATACCACATCCCGGAGGGTTGCTTGTTCAGTTCCAGCATCTGGCGGTCAGCCAGATAATCCAGCTCGCGACGCAGCTCCAGCGCGGTAGCATCGGGATAGATGGCACGGGCCACGTCCAGCAACAGCGTCTCGCACGCGGTGTAAGGGCGGGTTTTATTGAGTGCAACCAGCAAACTCCAACGCAGCGACTCACGGCGCACACGGGTGATATCAACCATTTTTACCTCCAGCAAGACGGTGCTGCTGCACCAATTCCAATTTGTTGTAAACCGCATCCAGCTTGGCTTCGATCACCGTTTGCCCCCGGACATAATCCTCGCGGCGCACATAATGGATCGGCAGGTCGGCTTTGAACTCCAGGAACTCCCGCTCCAACGTGTTCAGGTTGGTGGTGAACTCCCGAAGGCTCGCGTCCAGTGAAGAGAACTGCTCTATCTGGCGCTTTTCCAATTGGGCGAAAAACATCTTGGCCACGCCAAACACAAACCCCATAAAGGTGATCAGCAAACCGACCAATCCCCAGAACTCCACTTCAATTCTCATCGCTGTAACCCCTCGATATAGTCCAGCAGCCCGTTAACCTGGGCACTCAATGCCTGGCACTGGGGGCCGTTGTCTGTGATGTTGGCGAGAATGTCCCGCTGGGTGACGCCGGAATCACGTAATCGGGCGTCAGCGGGGTGAACGGGGCCGGGCGCTTGGCCAGGCTGGGTGGCAGCGGCGGCAGCACCGTTTTGGTCACCGGACTCGGCAATGCCGAAGGCGGCGTTGTATTGCTGCACGAAGCCACGAGTAAACACGCACTGCACAGCATGAGGCTGGCCCTGTTCGTCAATCCAGCGTTGCGTAACATCATCAATTTTCCTCAGTAGTTGCTGTTTCTGTTGTTGCAGACTGGCGAGGGTGGCCTGATAGCCCGTCTCCGCCTGATGGGCGGCAAGCACCTGCGCCTGGTAGCGCTCCTGCCAGGCTCGCAGGACGGCATTTTCCCGTTCGGCCTGCTCGCGCTTTTCACGGTCAACCCTGGCCTGAAGTTCACTCAGCGCGGCGTTGCCTGCCTGCGTGGCGTCCTCATGGCCACGGAGATAGCCTTTCTGATACAGGCCCCCCAAGACCACGGCGACACCGAGCAGGATCAGCATGCCGCGCCAGGGTAATGATTTAAGATCCACAGCTCGTCCCTCCCCAGGTCAGATAGCGGGGCATCAGTTCATGCAGGATGCGACGCGGGTAATGCCGGTTCTCGCGCCAGGCGGCGGCACTTCTCCCGGCGTTGACGGTTTCGACCTGGGTAAACCACACCGTGGGCGTCAACCCTTTTTGCTGCGCCAGCGCTTTGTCCTTGATGACCCAGCCCAGCCCGCCGTTATAGGCCGAGAGGGTCATGGCCATCCGTTCACAGGTGTTGTCTGCTCGGATGCGCTGCCACAACCAGCGGTCATAACTCACCAGGGCGCGGATGGCCCAGGCCGGGTTGAACGGCTCACGGCTGGCCAGGGCAGGCATCACCTGACTGATCCAGTCCGCTGTAGACGGCATAAACTGCGCCAGCCCCTGCGCACCGACAGGCGAGACAGCATCATGGCGCCAGCCGCTTTCCTGATGAAGTTGCGCGGCGAAGTCGGCCACCGGCGCAGACAACCCCCATTCAATACGGGCTGCACGGATAAGCGTGTCGCGGTGCTGCATTGCCGCCAGTGACGGCTGTGCGGCCTGGGCCTGCGAGAAAAAGCCCCCGCTCCAGAGCAACCAGGCGGTGACCGCTGCGCCGAACAGTTGCCACCAGAAACTGAACTTCCCGGTGCGCGGTTCACCGTGCTTTGCGATTGACATTCCCAGACCGAGCGTGACAGCCACAATCCAGGTGATTTGAGGCCAGTTCATCGCTATAGCCCCATCGCAACGCTGAGACAGACCGCCGCCACAATCAGAGCACGGCGGATCAACACAGCAGCAAAGACGCGTTGATCACCGGGATTGACCGGGTACTTGCCTTCTGCCATCAGGACAGGGTCGTGTTTGAGGTACTGGCCTGGACGTGATTTGGGGAACAGCGAGCAGTCAAGCCAGTAGCCGAGCACGGCGGCGAGGGTGATGAGCGATAGCTTGTAAATCACCACCGGCAACTGCTGCGGTGATACCAGGGCGATCAGCACCAGCAGCAATACAGCGGTCAGCAGCCAGCCGCCCAGACGCAGTTGTTTAACATGGGAAAAAAGCGTGGTAATGGGGGTTAATAGCGTTTTGAGGAATTTCATGATCTGTCTCCTTGAGTAAGTGGAGACAGCATGCGGGGAAAGCTGAAGAAGGGATTTTAAACCGCGTTAATAGTTAACAAGGCATGACGACAGCATGATGGCGGCAACAGACATAACGAGGATGTTTACCATGACGGACACACGTAACCCCACCATCGCCATCACCGTTGTCGGTTACCCCGGCACTGGCAAAAGCCGTATTGCATCAATGATTGCTGATAGATTGCGGGGAGAATATGGTGGCGGATGTATTATTGACGCACCAGAACATACTACCGAAGAGTTTCCTCACCCGCGCAGCGGTACCGTGTTTATGGTGAGGGAGGTAAATCCGGTGGATGAGCCTGCTCAAGCGCAAAAAAGCCATTCGCTCCGTCGTATCTGTATGCCCCCTGTTGAAGTCCCAGCCGAACATCAATGCGATGCAAAAAATGGCAGCCCGACACCGTTGCGCTTTGAGGAAATTGCCGCGCTCTATCAAATAAGACCCATTACCGTGGATGATCTTGTTGATAAACCAGTGCCACTTCAGATTCAGGCGCTCTTAAACCGGTTAGGTATTTCGTGTCATGACCCCTACAGCGAAACTGACCTGCAACCGTTGATCGATATCGTCAATTGGACTTTAAGCCCACGGGAGACAAACGTACCGCAAACAGCGAGGGAACGTGAATCAACGCCTCGACAGGCGCTGTCCAGCGAGTTGATGTCTATCATGTCGCCCCACATCGAACGCTATCAGGAACATGAGGTCGTGAATGCAGCCGTTATCGCCTTATTCTCACTGATGACACCACAGACCGTTGTTCGGGAACTGCGCCTTCTGATTGGTAACACCCCTGGCTGAGTAACGCCATCAGGCAAGCCCCCCCAGCAAGACCCGTAAAAAGAGCGGCCCGCCAGGTGGTGGAACACCCGGCGAGCCGTCAACACACAGAACACACCTGTGAGTCAACCGAGGCCCTTCCTGTCATCGACGACGTGGAAAGCCTACCTTATTTTCACTCTATGAAAAAGGCTTACAGAGAATGAAAGACCAATCTTTACCCATTGTTCCCTGGATTGGGGGTAAACGCCGCCTGGCAAAACACATCTTGCCGTTATTCCCGAAGCACACCTGCTATGTCGAGCCGTTCTGCGGCGCGGCGGCGCTGTACTTTTTGAAGGCCCCCAGCAAGACCGAGGTGATCAACGACATTAACGGTGAGTTAGTGAACCTGTATCGCGTGGTCAAGCATCACCTGGAAGAGTTTGTGCGGCAGTTCAAGTGGGCGCTGGTCAGCCGCCAGATTTATAAGTGGCTGCAGGTCACACCGGAAGAAACCCTGACCGATATCCAGCGTGCGGCCCGGTTCTACTACCTGCAAAAACAAGCCTTCGGCGGCAAGGTGGCCGAGCAGACATTTGGGGTATCGACCACCAGTGCGCCCCGTTTCAACCTGCTGCGCATTGAGGAAGAGCTGTCGATGGCGCACCTGCGGTTATCACGCACGCTGATCGAGCACATGGACTGGGCCACCTGCATCAGGCGCTATGATCGGCCCCATACCCTGTTCTACTGCGACCCGCCATACTGGGGGACGGAAGGCTATGGCGTGGACTTCGGCCTGGAGAACTACGATCTGATGGCGGCATTGGCACGCTCACTGCAGGGGCGCATGATTATTTCGGTGAACGATATCCCTGAGATGCGCCAGGCATTCAAGGGTCTCCAGATGCAAAGCGTCGGGATTAGCTACAACCTGCAAACCACGGGTAAGGCCACACGGAAGAAAGAACTGATCATCAGCAATTTTTAATCCAAGGGCGGTGGTAGGCCGCCCATCTTTGGCATCAGACATGATTTTATCCAACAAGCTTACTGGGTTTCGGGTACGCGAGGACTTTGCCCACCTCAAGAATTGCCCTCCGCTGCTCGGGACTCATATCATCGAACGCATCCATTAACTCTTGTTTTTCAGGCGATACAACGGGGGCTTCTTTTGGAACAGTATTGCTCATTCCTGTGAGCAGCCATGTCAAATCGACACCAAATTCTTGGTGTATTCGTAATAGAAAATCTCCACCAGGCATGGCTTTCCCACTTTCTATCTGACTTATCCCACCGTTAGAAATACCGAGACGGGCAGCAAAGTCTCGCTGATTCATACCAGCTCTCTTGCGAATTAAGGCTACGCGCTCACCTACGTCAATGCTCATTAAAATGAATCTCAACTTGCTTTGCTCATTATTGTGAGCAATAATCTATCACATATAAACCAAACATCATTGCATCAACCAAGGAGACAACGATGACCGCAGACCAGATGAAAAAACAGCTCAATCAAAAAGGCCTACTCATGCGGCGGCTGGTTGAACTGGCTGGCAATGACGTTGCCAGCCGCGTGGCTTATGAGTTTGGTGGCCAGATGGTCTATATCCCTTTCGGTTTATGGCTGCCACAGGACACCATCGACGCCATCAATCAGGCGTTTACCGGCAATAACCACATGGAACTGGCACGGCAGTTCCGTGTGAGCATTAACCTTATTTACCACGCTCTTCATAAGAACCAGCAACACCGGATACAGACGGCTGTACAGGCGCACCAGGCAGGCGTGGAAAACGGCACCGAAGTTCACTGGGCAATCCCGGTGACTCAGCAGGCATTGCCAGACCTGATAGAAGTTGTGCTTCAAGCTGTAAAAATGGCCACAAAACGGGAGAGTCAGGATTCGTTTCACCTTGCGCTTGTATCTCTTTCTCCAGCGCAACGAGCAGTTGCTCCCGATCATCGTTCTGAAGACGTGTCAGCAGAAAACCAATCAGGCAATTCAGACCATCCTGGTACTCAGCCTGATCGCTGAGTGCGGGTAATAGGTTTCGTAAATTATTCATCCAGTTATCCCACGGAGTGTAGTTATGACTTCTGAACAGGTAAAAAGCCTTTTCCGCCAGCGCGGCATCACCTTTACCCGCTGGGCTAAAGAAAATGGCTATACACGCAACGAGGTCTATCGCGTGCTTAACGGCCAAGCCAAGGCCAACTACGGCAAGGCCCACGAGATTGCCGTCAAGCTGGGCCTCAAGCCCGGCACCGTCGCAGCATGACCCATGCTTGCAGTAAGTGTAACAGCGTTTCACCTGTAGAAAAGAGGGTAAGCATTGATTATGACGATTTCGACCAACGCCTCCTCATCAATCAAGCGTGCTCTGCGCGTCATGAAAGCGCTGAAGGGGCATTCACTCAACGGTATTTCCAATGGGGAACTGGCCAAGGCGCTGAATGAGTCTCCCGCCAATATCACCCGCGCCTTGAACACGCTAGTTGACGAAGGCATGGCCCAGCGCCTGGACTCGGGGCGCTATGCCCCCGGCATGATGCTGTTGCAGATTGCGCAGTCCTTTGCCAACGAAATGGCCTCTACACAGGCCCGGATAGCAGAAATGAACCAGCGCGTGCTTGCTGGTAGCCGTAACTAAGGAGTGACGAAATGGCTCGGCCAAAAAACACCAGTACCACACAGCTTGCTGAAGATGTACCACTGGCAGGAGACCTGCAACTTAACCTGAATGCCATGACCGAACATCGCCTGCAGATTATGGCGCAGTTTGGTGACGGCTTGCCTTACGAGCGTGAACGTATTGTTCATGAGGCCCGGTTCTATATGGCGCAAAGTGCTGAGGCCATGCTGGAGGCTGGCAAGCGCCTAATTATCCTCAAAGAAAATGAACCCCATGGCGATTTTTCTCTCATTATCACAGAACAGCTAGGCATGGCTGAACGGACAGCACGCTTGATGATGCAAGCTGCCGTTAAATACCACTCGCCTCAACTTGAATCAAAACGGCAAGCGCTTGCCGTTTTGGGGAAAACCAAACTCTTTGAGTTAATGACTGAGGACGATGAGGAACTGGCTGAACTGGCTGATGGCGGCACCATCGCTGGCATGACGCTGGACGATATCGACCGCATGACCAGCCGTGAACTCAAAGCCGCCCTGCGTGAAACCCGTGAGGATTTGGACGCCAAACGCCGCACCGTGGCGGAAAAAGACGAGAAAATCAACGAGCTGAAAGAAACTCGTGAAAAGCTCAAACGTCTTCCTGTTGATGTAGCGATCAATGAACTGCGTGGGCAACTCTCTGACCTGGCTGAAGAAATGGTCAGAAAAACCATGGGCAGCATCACAGACGGCTTTGCTCGCCTGGATGAAGACACCCTGGCACGAGGTGTGCCCCATACCGGCTTTATGGCCGGTCTACTGTTGGATATTGAACGTGAAATCCAGTGCCTGCGCTCACGTTTCGATTTGCCTGAACTGCCTGTCCAGACCGAGCCTGAGTGGATCAACGGCCCCACCGAGGATGATAAGAATTTCCAGCGGCCTGATTTTCTGACCGACTCCAGCGAGGAACGCTAATCCATGAACGCCATCCTAAACGAACGACTGGTAGAGATTGCCAAGGAAGCCCGGATGGCACCGCACGGGGCAAAAGAAGCCATCTATCAAACAGCCTGTGAGGAGTTGCAGATCAGCAAGTCCACGCTGTTGAAAAAGCTGAAAACCGTGGCTTACACCAAGCCACGTAAAAAACGCAGTGATGCCGGTAAGAGCATCATCAGTGAAGCGGAAGTCAAAACCATCGCGGCAGCTATCAAGGGATCAACGCGCATGACCAGCAAACGGCTTTACAGCATTGAGCAGGCCACCGACGATTGTCGCCGTAATGGCATGGTTCAGGCGGGTCTGGTAGATCAAGAGACCGGTGAGTTCACGCCCGTGCATAAAGACACCGTGCGTCGTGCCTTGCTGAAGCACCGCCTTCACCCTACCCAGATGAAAATTGCCGCGCCACATGTTCGCCTGGTCAGTCGTCACCCCAATCATGTCTGGCAGTTGGATGCCTCAATCTGCGTGTTGTTCTACCTGAAAAACCCCAAGAAAATCAGCAAAGCTATCCGCCTGGGGCAGTCCAACCTCTACATGATGCCAGAGGCGGAATTCAACAAAAACAAGCCTGACAACCTTGACCGCATCGCCAAAGACCGGGTGTGGTCGTTTGAAATCACCGACCACACCAGCGGGTGGATCTATGTCGAATACCAGTTTGGTGGTGAAACCTCGGCCAACTTCGCCAGCGTTCTCATCAATGCCATGCAGGAGCGTGAAGGCGCGGACATTTTGCACGGCGTTCCTGAAATCCTGTTCACCGACCCCGGTTCGGCGTTAAAAGCCCCGACGCTGGGCAACCTGTGTAAATCGCTAGGGGTCAGGATGATCCCGCACAAGGCACGGAATGCCCGTGCAACCGGGTCGGTAGAAAAGGCGCGTGACATTATTGAGCGACAGTTCGAAGGGCGTCTCAGCTTCCAGCAGGTTAACGACCTGGACGACCTTAACGACAAAGCCCGTGCCTGGCGCATGCTGTTCAACCGCAAGAATATCCATAGCCGCCATGGTGAAACCCGCACCGCCAAGTGGTTGGCGGGTATCCGTGGCCATCTGGTCAAGGCACCGCCACTGGACGTTTGCCGGGAATTGGCGGTTTCCACCCCCGAAAGCCGCAAGGTTCGGGGTGACATGTCCGTACCGTTCAAAGGCAAAAGCTATAACCTGCGCCCACTGGTTGAACAGGATTTAGTTTGCGTCGGCGAGTCGGTGCTGATCACCGTCGTCCCCCTCAAAGAGAATGTGGCGCGGGTCGTGCTGCATGATGACAACGGCATGGAATGCTTTTATCAGGTTGACGAAATCATGCTGGATGAGAACGGCTTCCCTATCGATGCACCCGTTATAGGCGAATCTTTTGCCCCAGTTCCCCAGACATTGCTTGAACGTAACAAGGCAGAGCTGGATCAACTGCTGACTGAAACAACCTCTGCGGCTGATGCGCAAGCTGCGCTCAAGGCTAGAACACTGCCGTTCGGTGGCCGACTGAATCCCTTCAAGGATATTGAAGAGGATATCGCGCCGACCTATCTGCCCGTCCGCGGGGAGGCTTCCAAGGTGCGTGGCCCACGCATTGAGCAATTTTTAAATCCGGTAGAGGTGGTACGTACCCTGCGTGAACAGTTCAAACAGCAGGGGAAAACCTGGAACAGCACATTCTATACCGATATCACGACCCGCTTCCCTGATGGCGTTCCCGCCGACCAGGTAGACGCGTTGGCCGCTGAATACATGGCGCTGACCTCCGATGTGGTGGTCAGGTTGGTTAACAGCAAGTAACCCAGGAGGAGTCATGCTGGCATTCAAGCAACAGCTACAGGCACACCAGCTTACGCAAAGTGCGGTGGCCGTGGCTGTCGGGATATCAGAAGCGGCGCTGGCGCAGATTGTGAATCACAACCAGTGGCCACGGCAGCATGCCGATGCGGTTCGCCAGCGCATCACCGCGTTTCTGGCACAGAAAGGTATTGATACCACTGGCAGTTTTGACGAGGTGCAGGCTGATGCAGTGCAGCCAGTCGACACCAGGACGATCACCGACACATCCCTGACCGATAAAGAGGAAAATATGTTACTGAAAAAGCAGGTATTGCTTCCTGACACCCGTAAACACTTTGGCATCTTCCGCAACCCGTTTGATGAAGCGGCCATGCAAAGCACCGAAGACGTTTTTCTGACGCCGGAAAGCCGCTACGTGCGTGAATCCATGTACCAGACGGCGAAATACGGTGGATTCATTGCAGTGCATGGCGAGTCAGGCTCAGGCAAATCCACGTTGCGCCGCGACCTGATTGACCGCATCAACCGGGAACATGCCCCCATTGTTGTCATTGAACCCTATGTGCTGGCGATGGAAGACAATGACCGCACCGGTAAGACGCTGAAAGCGGCCAGTATTGCCGAAGCCATCCTCAGCACCATCGCCCCGCTGGAGCGCCTTAAATCGGCACCCGAGGCCCGTTTTCGCCAGTTGCACCGCATTTTGAAAGAGAGCGCCAGAGTCGGACATAGCCACGTTCTGATCATTGAAGAAGCCCACTGCCTGCCAGTGCCGACACTGAAGCACCTGAAGCGCTTCTTTGAACTGGAAGACGGGTTCAAAAAGCTGATTTCCATCATCCTGATTGGCCAGCCCGAACTGCAGCAGAAGTTATCTGAGCGCAGCCAGGAAGTTCGCGAGGTTGTACAGCGTTGCGAACTGGTGAGGCTTGACCCGCTGGACGCGCACCTGGATGCATTTCTGGCCCATAAGTTTACCCGTGCAGGCGTCGAGATGGACAAGGTGTTGGCCCCGTCAGCGGTGGACGCCGTTCGCGAACGGCTCAGCCTGCGCCGGAAAAACGGTAACAGCGCCGTCGAGACCGTCAGCCTGCTCTACCCGCTGGCCATCGGTAACCTGGTCACTGCCGCCATGAATCTGGCCGCAGAAAATGACATCCCTATTGTGGATGCCAATATCATCCGCAGCATATAAAGGAAAGCGCCATGAGTCGTTCTATCGCAGCGAAACAGCGTCGTTCAAACCGAATGACACTGAGGCACAAAGGGAAGCATGTTCATCTGCACTTTGTTGAAGATTTCTCCGATTGTGAGTTTGGTGGTGAGCCTCGCCAGTACGTCAGATTATTAGCCCACAGACGTGGGGCACGCCGTTACCGTGCCAAGCCTGCTTTCATGGCCCGGTGGTATCTCAGAGAGCTGCTCCCCCAATTGCATCCAGGGCGGTGGGCAGAGGTTGTTTTCGAAGGAGTGACACCATGAGAAACCGGTTAATTATTCCCTGTGACAACATGCCTATCCAGATACAGCTTGCCTCTTCTGGCCTGGCAATAACGCAACTCAATACCATGGGATTTACTGTTGAACGGGTTGAACTGGATGGGTATACCCGGCCCACCATCACCGTCCAGTATGACGCCAACTGCCGGAACAGGCAGGAGAACGGCGAGGCCGTCAAGTATGCGTATGGCACGGATGAATGCGGCAAGTATGAGAGGTATCAAATTCAGCTTTGTAACTGCCGCATTAGCTGGGAGGTGCGGTAAATGAGCACATTAAAAATCAACATTACAGCAACTGCGACGGTGCGTTATAGCAAAACTGTTGAAATGGAAGAGGCAGATTACAAGCGTTACCTGACCATCTGCGATTCCGACCTATCTAGCAGAGAAATAGACCAGGAAGTTACAGAGTTGGCGATTAAATACGGCTTCGAACCATGCGACGATCAAATTGAAGATATCAACGACCCTGAAGATATTGAGTTTGACGTAATCAATTAATCCAAAATAAAAGAGTGTTTACACTGAAAAGGTATACAGAAAATGAAAGACATTAATAAAGATGACTATATGCCAGACCGTAAAGGCCGACTGGTGCCGGTTGCTCAGGTTTCTGATTATGACCTCGCGATGGATTCCTTCGTCAAAGAACAGGTCGCGGCGGCAAAGACCAAAAGTGTCGAACTGCGTGAGTTCAAGCGTCGTGCCTTTGATGAATGTTATGCCTGGCTTGATCTCGTTGCCGAGAAGTATGGGCGAACCCGTGGTGGCGCTAAAGGTAATGTGTCGTTCAGCAGCTTTGATGGCCGTCAGCAAATCACCATAAAGGTGCAGGACTCCCTGACTTTTGGGCCAGAACTGCAAATTGCCAAAGACCTGATTGATGAGTGCCTCACCGAGTGGTCGGAAGGCGCGAACGCCAACCTGCGGGCACTTATCAGCGATGCTTTCCAGGTGGATAAGGAAGGCCAACTCAATACCGGGCGTATCCTGTCCCTTCGGCGTATCAAGATTGAAGACGAACGCTGGAGTAAAGCCATGGACGCCATATCTGAATCATTACAGGTGGCCGTATCGAAAACATATATTAATTTTCGTGAAAAAGACGACTCAGGGAAATTGATTAATATCCCGTTAGATATCGCCGCCATTTAATTTAAATAAAACTTTCGTTTATTTCGGCTTCAACGCCGTGGGCTTCTGCACGCCGAAAACAGCGTAAGGAAGCCAGTTTAACCATCAAATATAGCGGAGATCCAGCAATGCCTATTCATTGCACGCAGTGCAAACAGCCCGTATCTCAACTGAACCTGAAGCAGGCTGACGTGGTTCAAACGCCAGAATTCAGCGAGTGGATTGTCGACTTGATCCTGGTCTGCCCACACTGCAGCCAGCAATACGCCGCAGCGCTTCCCTCCGGCGACCTCGCCCCGATGGAGACCCACAATGGATAAACTCGCCCTGTACCGGCAAGCCCTGCAAGTGTTTGGTTACGACAAACAGTTATGCAAGCTGGCCGAGGAGGCCAGCGAGCTGGCTGCCGAGTCCAACCGCCTGTTGAACCATCAAGGTCTCGAGCGGCGTCTGGCCAGTGAAATGGCCGACGTGGAGATCATGATCGAACAGTTCCGCCATAACGGTCTGGCAAGCCTGATTGACTTTCATAAACAGCAAAAGCTAGAGCGCCTGGCTAAGCGCTTGGGAGTGACCTATGAGCAATGAAAAAATCATGGACAAGCTGAAGAAGCTGTACGCTTTGTCTAAATCCAGCAATCCACACGAGGCGGCAGTGGCCCTGCAACGCGCCCAGAAGCTGATGCAACACCATGGTATCGACCAGTCTGACCTGGAGTTGAGTGATATCAGCGAAAGCATCAGTGACTACTGGCCTGTGGGCGGCTCACGCCCCCCTACCTATATGTTGGGCCTGCTTGCCATCATCAGGGATGCGTTTGCTGTTCAGTCCTTGTTGCTTTCTGGCATCAGCACCCGTGTCAGCTTTTACGGCCCTCAGAATCGTGCTGTTCTGGCGTCTTATACCTTTGAAGTGCTGGGGCGTCAGTTGATGAAAGCCCGTCAAAACTTTATCAAAACACAGAACAAACGCCTCAAAACCACCACCAAGACCAGCCGAGGGGACAAGTTCGCCGAGGGCTGGATCATCGCCGTTCTCAACGAAATTGAAAAGCTGGCCATGACAGCGCGGGAAGAAGACTTGACGCGCCGTTGGCTGGAGAAAAAGTACACCCATACAGAGGAACTGAACGGGCGCGAGGCTCGTAACGCCAGAGGTGCGGTGGAGGCCAGACGGGCTGGCTATCAGGAAGGTCGCCAGGTGCAACTGCACCAACCGGTGGATGGTCAGGAGCAGCGAAAAATCGGAGGGGTAGCGTAATGGAATGGTTAATTTGCAACTTCGACTTCTTCTTTAGTTGTCTGTTTTGGTTCTGTTATATCGGCTGGTCTGTTGCCGAACTGCATCGCCAGGCTGGATGCTTCAAACGTTACCGGGGGATCAAGCTGGTACTGGCCTGGTCAGCCATTTTCCTATTGTGGCCGCTGGCCCTACCGTTGTTTGTCGACTCACTGAAACATGGCAGGCTTTAGGAGGGCTTATGTCGAAGCAGAAACTTATCCAGCTTATTCACATCGCCAGTAGCGAACTCAAGCTGGATAAAGACACCTACAGCCAGATGCTGCTTACCCTCACGGGGAAAACCTCCACACGCGACATGGACGTTCCCCAACTGACCAAGGTATTTAAATCTCTAAAGGGTAAAGGCTTCAAGGTTCGCCCTGCGAAGAAGGCGCGAGCACAGCGCCCCCTGGATGATAGCCCTCAGTCGAAGAAAATCCGGGCTTTGTGGCTGGAAATGGCCGGTCAGGGGATTGTTCGTGACCGTTCGGAGCAGGCCCTGGCTCGTTGGATCAAGCGTGAAACCGGTGTTGATAGCCTGCAATGGCTTGAGCCAGAGCAGGCCAGCAGCGCCATTGAGAAGCTCAAACAGTGGCAACACCGCGCAGTGAGGAAGCCATCATGAGTGATGATAATCAGTTTCGCAGCAAAGGCCCCGAGCTGCTGGTTGAACTGGCGCAACACACCGCCAAGATCATCCGCGAGATTATTGACATTGACCCGGCGCTGGCCGAACAGATAGGAGAGGCTGTGGCAAACAGAATGATGCAGGTGTGGGGTGGGCAAAACGTCTACTTCCCGATGGGGATGATCTGGAAGCTGGGTGTCCGTGATCGGGAAATCTTTAATGCGTTTAATGGCCGCAACCATCAGGAACTGGCCAGCCAGTTTCATGTTTCGGTTCAGTGGATTTACAGCGTTGTGAAACGGGTGAAGAAAGAGGAACTGGATCGCATGCAGGGCAAGCTATTTGATGACAAACCGGACGACGAGAAGTGAATCGTCGCCAATAGCGACCCGCAACGCTTTTTAAAGCCCGTTCAAAAATCTCTGTATTACTCAAAGCACGGTAGACCCCTTACCGTGCTTTTTTTATTCTTACAGCATACACAGTTCTCTATAAAGGAAAATCCTCATGTTTGATGCGTCGCTGTTGAATCTGCCCTGGGCGACCCTGGTCACTCTGGTTTGTGGCTACATAGGCTATTTCATTGCGAACGTGGGGCTGAACGAGCATCACAGGCCCATTGATGTCACGTTTTCCACGCTGGTTTTTGGGCTGCTGGCATCGCTGTTCTACAGCCTGACGCTTCACCTGGACGTCGGTCACTTTCAGCAGTATCTGGCCACGTTCTCTGCGCTGGCCTTTGGTGCTGGCTCAGGCGCATTCTGGCGCAAATATGCCCGCAAGTGGATGTATAAATTCCTGCGCCACCACGATATTTCCTGGTCTGACAACACGAGTTCAGCATGGCAGGCCATGTTCGGCCATACGGAATTCAGAGTTACTGAGATTTATGTCTTCCTGAAGGACGGTTCCGGGTTGTTATGCCGACTGCCAGGCAAGTATGAAGCGTGGCCTAACGGGCCATTTACGCTGGGGAACAAGGGCGACATTACCCTGTATGTCACGCATCGCAAATCAACCAAGGGTAAAGATTGGGTAGAATACGAAGGGCTAGTGGATTCGTCCTGGGGAGCAATGGCAACCTACGTTCCAGTAGAGCAGATTGCCAGGGTGGATATTCGGAGAAAAAAGGTCGATAAGAAGGCGTAGGCTTTAGTCGTTGTCTAGTGGTGCAGATGGCTCTGAGGCACTGGCTTTGTCGTCGACACCGCCGCTTTTTGACGCTACAGTAGGCTCACTTTTAGGGGCCTCCGAATATTCTAGAGTGTCTTTATCTCGGTCATTATTTTGGGTTGTCATTGAAACCATCCTTTTGAAAGAGTTTTGTCGTTGCGGGCTTGATTCTAGTTTACTCAGAAGGGTGGTTTCAATGGGGTGATTCTGTTTCAACTGGTGTAAAGGAATTACAATCTCGATTCACCAGAACTCACTACAACTCGCTCTAACTCGTTATTTATCTCACGTTGTCGTTCTAAATATCTCACGTCTGATCA